CGTTCTGCTTCGCTCTATGGATGGCTCAGAAGAATTTAATCTCAAGTCTACTCTCTCTCAATACATGGCGATTGCTCGTCTCTGCGAGGATCATGGCGACGAATATGAGATCTTCTGTATGAACAAGAGCGATGAAGCTTACATGATCGAGTTCTTCCATGTGTTGAAGGGCTAATCATAAACCGGAGCGAAGCCCCCTATGCGTATTTTCTGTCAAGCCCGGAAGTCTTTCACATCTTCAGGAGGCTGTTGTATGGACCAATTTTCTTCAGACTCTTAGAGCTTTCCGAGAATCAGCTATACAAGCAAAGTGGCAGTTGTGGTGCCAATAATGCAAGACAAAGTGTTCAGAATAAAATTCTTCACAGCGATCGTCTCCTTTCTCCCTTTCGGGAATGTTTTGAAAGAAGACTTCCTTTGATGGGAATGCATTCCAATACACAGCTTCGCTCCACTCTTATTATAACAAAATGAAAATCGAAAATCAACGAATTGTAGAAGCTACCGAGAGGGAGCTGTTTGATAACTGGCTCTTACATGAGCTATATGAAATTATGACCTTTGAACATTATATCAACGCCCTTAAACAGTTGGGTGTGACAATCACAGGAGAACCGGAATGAGCCATAAAGAATATGTTTTATCTCTCATCGAACAATATCAGCAGAAGAATCTTGCCTATGGCAATAATGCACACAAGACATTTGTCCGCTTTGGCAAAGCCGCTTATTCTATGCGGCTCATGGATAAGTTTCAGCGGCTTGAAAACCTGATAGCGAATCCAGATATCGATCATGCAGATGAGTCCATTGAAGATACCCTTGGAGATGCTATTACCTATACCATCATGTTTGCCGCAGATCTTATGTGCAGTAAAACAGCAGCAATGAAACCTTCCTTGGAAGATGATCAAAACATCGACAAGACAATTGAAATGCTTCGGCTGTTTGTATGTACGCCGGAAGAAGGAATTCAAGAGATGGCAGATCAGTTTGTGAAAGTTGTGCAATTCGAAACCGATAACTTCAGCAATGCCGTCTACGCAATGTATCTTGATGAAAACACTACTGCCACAGACTATGTTCTGCTTGCAGCGTACCTTATCAATATTTATATGAAAGGAATGAAAATGGTTGGGCACCGTAGCAATTGAATGTGTAAATGGTATAACAATTGAAGACTGGCTCGGGTCAAAAGAAGAAAACGAGCTAGGCGAGAAGATATTGAAATCAAAATATCTCCATGAAAACGAGTCTCTAGATCAATTCTTTGATCGCGTATCGGGCGGGGACGAAAAACTCAGACGCCTGATTGTTGAAAGAAAACTCTTACTGGGCGGCAGAACCTTTGCAAACCGTGGAATCAACAATGGAGCAAGCTTTTTCAACTGCTACTCCCATGGCTTTATTCCTGATGATTACAAAGAGATCATGCAAGCCGCCGTGAACATCGGTCTTACATTCAAAGCCCAGGGTGGACAGGGCGTATCTCTCAGCAAACTTCGTCCCAAAGGAACTCCAATCGGTGAAGAATATACTTCCGATGGAATTATTCCTTTTATGAAAATCTATAACGAAGTTACTGCCGGCACCAGTCAGGGTGGTGCGCGTAAGGGCGCTCTGATGATCTCTCTTGACGCAAATCATGCAGAAGCGCTTAATTTTATCCGCATCAAAGCTCAGGATGGCGTAATTGAAAAAGCCAATCTTTCCCTTGAGATCGACGATCGGTTTATGGAGATCGTTCAACACTACTATGACACCGGGGAAATTAAGACGCTCCGAAAACTCCGCTTTTATGAGGATCACATTGTCGAATATGATGTGAACCCTGTAGAAATCTTTAATGCACTCGTAGAAAATTGCTACGACTGGGGAGATCCTGCTGCATTGTTTGTGAACCGGTTCAGGAATTATAACCTCATGGAATTTGATGATGAGTACAACATCGAAACTTGCAATCCCTGCGGTAGAATGTTTGCCGCAGTAAAACTCCGCAAAATCGGTGAAGCCTAAACCACAAGGCATGGTAATACCGAGATCCCACTGCATCACAGGGGATTGTAACGCATAGGCGATGAGCGTTATGAGAGCAATAACTCGCCCAAGAGTGCGGAGCTTCAACCGAAGAAGGTATAGAATGATTATATATAAAGCAACAAATCGATTAAATGGAATGGTTTAGATCGGCCAAACAATAAACTCTATTGAATATCGGAAAGATCAGCATTTCAGAGAAGCAAGATGTGAAAAGAAAAGAAATAGCTATTTTCACAATGCTATCATGAAATATGGTGAAGGCAACTTTGAGTTTGAGGTAATCGATCATGCCGATACGATAGATGAATTAAATCAGAGAGAAGCATATTGGATAGCTTACTATAAATCTACCGACAGAAGTAAAGGATATAATTTGGATAGCGGTGGTAAAAACTGTATAAAGTCAGAAGAAACCAGAATTCTTATAGGCCAGTCCACAACAGAAAAATGGGCTAATCCAGAAATTGCAAAAGCAATGCGAGCTGGATTGCAAAAAGGTACAGAAGCATGGAAGAATAAATGCAAGAACAATCGCATTTTGTTTGTCTGTCCAATCTGTAATAAAGAAGAGCTTCTTCCTCCACATCTTGCAGATAAAATTTACTGCTCAAACGCATGCAGAAAGACGGATGGAAAATGCAAAGAAGTGGCTATGCAAGCTTCTAAAATTGCGGCTCAAAAAGCTCATGAAAAAAATGCCAATAAAAAATCTGAAATTGCTTCTGATATTATTAATTGGGCCAAAGATAATTCTGAACTGATTTTTTCTTGCCCAAAGAATAAGATAACTTCAACGCTGGCACCTTTGCTTTTGTATATTCAAGAAAAATATGATCTAAAAGATATGAGATCTCTTTTCTTATGCTTTGATGTCAAAAACAAAAAAGAATTTTTGCTTTATTTACAATCTAAATTGGTTGAAGAAAATATATGCTGAACCAGTCTGAATTGACAGACGTATCGTTTGTGTGGGCGGCAAACGTATGAGAGAAATCTCTGGATGTGTCGGATAAAAAGCCGACACGATAACACATTGGAACAGCCATTGCCCAAACATGGAGCCTGCTGTTTGGCGTCGGTAAACATCTCCGAGTTCGTAGTCGATCCTTACACCGACAATGCGTATATCGACGTGTGCGGCTTTGCCGAGGCTGTTACCGTAGGTATACAAACGCTCGATAAGCTGATTGACGAAAACAGTGAACGGCATCCTCTGCCTGAACAAAGGCAAATGTCCCTTGATTATCGGAATGTCGGTCTCGGCATCTGTGGCTACGCAACAATGCTTATGAAAATGGGTTTGAGATATGGATGTCAGGAAGCTCTTGATCTGACCGATTCCATCTTTAGTCTCATGTTTAGAACTGCAGTATTTGCAAGCAACGATCTTGCCAAAGAATATGGTACATTCCCGAAATACAAGGAATGCGTGTGGGACAGTGAAATTATCCGCAATCACTTCACCCCGGGCGAAGTTGGATATATGCGACCGTTTGGTCTGCGCAACTGTTCATTACTTTCGATTGCGCCTACTGGATCTATTGCAAATCTCATCAACGAGAGTGGCGGCTGCGAGCCTGAATTTGCCATCAAGTACGTTCGCAAAACCGAGGGTCTTAACGGCGGAGAAGATGCTTATCATGATGTGTACTGCAGAGCTGCGAAAGAGTATATGGCTCTTCACAACACCAACACCCTTCCCGACTACTTTGTTACTTCCGAAGAAATTCCGTGGCTTGACAGGGTAAAAACTCAGGCCGTGATGCAGAAGCATGTCGACACCGCAATTTCTTCTACCATCAACCTCCCCTATAGTGCAACAAAAGAAGATGTTGCCGGTATCTACCTTGAAGCGTGGAAGAGAGGAATCAAGGGAATCACGATTTTCAGAAATGGCTGCAAGCGAGCGCCTATTCTTTCAAAAGAAAAAAGTGATGAAAACAAATCCTCTGATTCTGATGAGACCATCCAGTTCCCGGATCGTGGACACATCCTTGAAACAAGCGATAATGTTGTTGGAAAAAAGCGCAAGCTCATGACTGGCTGCGGTTCCCTTCATGTGACCGCTTTCTTTGATCCGGTCTCCGGTGATCTTATGGAAACGTATCTCAGCAAAGGATCTACTGGTGGATGCAACAATTACATGACGGGTCTCAGTCGTATTATAAGCCTCGCAGCGCGTGGTGGTTGTAGCATCGACTCGATCATCGACCAGCTTCAAAGCTGCGGCGTATGCCCTTCATACGCAGTCAGACGCGCAACGAAACACGATACATCTCCTGGTTCTTGTTGCCCTATGGCGGTTGGCAATGCACTCATGGAAATGTGGGAAGAAATGCAAAACGAGATCAAGATCCGCGACTCTCACTTTGACATTATCAGAAATAGCCCATTAACTGAAATCACAATTACTCAGCCCTGTCCTGAGTGTGGGCATCAACTTCTTCACGAGGGTGGATGCGATATCTGTAAGAACTGTGGATGGAGCAAGTGTGGGTGATAGAGTACGATCAGGCAATATGCCTTCGTAATATTAACGTCTCCAGTCTGCCGATACAGACTGGAGACGGGCAGAATCCTCACAGGTCTTCACAAAGCCATATGAACTCATCAATGACAAAACTGCCAAAGTCAGAGATCGTATGAACCTAGTAAAGAACACTGTAGAGAACAGGGTTTACTGCCGTCAACTCCCTGAATGTTCCGTAAACCAGAGGCTACAAAACGATCAAGGCAGCAGTAAACCCAATTTTCAGCCACACGAGCATACTCATTGGATCACTCCCTTAATTTCAAATTTCCAACTCTCAAGTAGGCACTCAAAAGCTGGATACCAGCATTATATCATAGATCTGATGAGTATGTAAATGTGGTCAAGAAGGAGATAGTTTTATGAAAACGATCATTCCAGCATTCGCTTTTATTGTTTGCGCAGCTTGTATGGTTGCCAACATTTTTCTGAGAG